AGGATTCATATTAAAATGGAAAGTTCAGACATCAGGTGTTAATACGTCTGGTGATGATGGTGGATATAGTGATTGGTCTGTAGAAAGGGAGATAAATATTTATGCTCCTCCAACTATTGAATTAGATATGACAAATAAAGATGGTGTATCAGTTGATGAAATAGATGGTTTCCCATTTCATTTGAATGTCATATCTGGACCAGTTACACAAACACCAATCAGTTATTATATAGAAGTTATATCAAATGATAGTTACGATACAACAGATAATGTTGGACAATTACAATCAATAAATTCTGGAGATAAAATATATCAAAAATATTATGACCCAGAAAGAAATGCATGGGAATTCTTATTAGAAATGACCCCAGCTATAATAAATCTTGTATCTGGTCATAATTATACAGTTAATGTTACTGTTGCTATGGATTCTGGTTTAAGTGCCACTGCATCTAAAACTTTTGATGTGTATTTATCTGAAAATGGTTATAGACCTTATGCTGATATAATTATAGATAAAGAATTATTGACAGCTAATATACATCCATATTGTATGGAAAATTATGAAGAAGATGGAGAAATAAAAGAACGTTTATCAGAAAACTGTATGGTGTCAGTATATAGAAGAGAATATGATGGAACATTTACAGAAATAGCATCTAATATAGAAAATAGTGAAGATACTTATGTACTAGATCCTCATCCAGCATTAGATTATGCTAGATATAGGATAGTAGCAAAATCTAGCGAAACTGGAACTATATCATTCTATGACGTTGATGGTGTAAAAGTTGGTGAACCATCTATTGTTATTCAATGGGCTGAAGATTGGTCAGATTTCGATGTTAATTCACCATCTGAAGAAGCTAATCTAAATAATTCGGAATTTAATATAGGTCCTGGATCAATATTAAAATTACCATATAATGTTGATACTTCAGAAAATAGAAATCCAGATGTATCGTTAGTGAATTATGTTGGACGACAGAACCCAGTAAGTTATTATGGTACAGCAATAGGTGAAACATCGAAATTAAGTTCAGTAATAGCATCTACAGATAAAGAAACAATTTATGCATTAAGAAGATTAGCTAGATGGTTAGGCGATGTTTATATAAGAGAACCAACTGGAACTGGATATTGGGCAAATATTAAAGTATCATTTAGTATAAAACATACTGATCTTACAATACCTGTATCTATAGATGTGACAAGAGTTGAAGGAGGTATGTAATATGGCACATAATTTACCTTCTGGATATACCGAATTAGAATATATAGAGTCTACAGGAACTCAATATATAGATACCGGTTATATACCTAATCAAGATACCGGATATTATATAGATTTTATTCCTTTAGAACCAATAACCAGCAGTAATGCTAAACAATACATTAACGCTGGTGGAAGATCAGGAAATAATAGAATTGTATTGGGTGCTTATAATCAGTATAGTGGTGGTGATTTTGTATTTCATACTTTCAAAACAAATCCTCAATTAGTACAAGATGTTAGAACCATTTTTGAAGTTAAAAATAAGAAAATATATTTTAACGATGGAACAATAACATCCATGAATGTTTCTAATTTTACATCACCTAATACATTAATATTATTTGGTGCAAATGGAACACCAGTCGAAAGAATTGCTAAAGCTAGATTATATTCATTTAAACTATATAATTTAGATGATACAATAAAAGAATTAATCCCTGCTAAAAATAGCAATGACATTGTTGGTTTGTACGATATTATAAATAATGTTTTCTTTACTAATGTTGGAACCGGATCTTTTATAGCTGGACCTGAAATTCAACCCGAACCAGAACCAGAACCTGAACCAGAACCAGAACCAGATCCAATAGTTGTTGAAATATCTAATAAAGAAATTGATTGGACTAAATCAATGGAACAAACTTTTGAATATTATGAGGTTGATCCATCTAGTTGGAAAGATAAAAAAATGTTAAGAACTGTTAAGAGAGCATCAATTAAAAGAGACGACGGAGCCGATACACTCGGTTCTGCGTCTATAGATGTTGATGATTTACTTGGCGAATGTTATATTAGAATATATCTTATAGCACGTCAAAATGGCGGAACTTTTAAATTTGTATTAGGAACATATTTAGTTCAAACCCCATCAAGTTCTTATGATGGAAAGATAAGAAATGTATCTATGGATGCTTATACACCTTTATTAGAATTAAAAGAAAATCCGCCACCATTAGGATTTGCATTAATGAAAGATGAAAATATTATGGAGCAAGCATATATGATTACAAAAGATAATTGTAGAGCGCCTGTAGTAAAAACTTCATCAGATAAACTTTTGCAAGATAATTTTGTTGCAGATCCTAATGAAAAATGGTTAGATTATATTATCGATTTAATAGATCAAGCTAATTTTAAATTAGATTTAGATCCAGAAGGTCGTGTATTATTTGCACCTAAACAAAAAGTAGAAGAACTTCAACCTATTTGGACATATAATGATGATAATAGTTCTATATTATATCCACAAATATCAATGCAACATGATTTGTATGGAATACCTAATGTAGTTGAAGTAACCTGTTCGACTGGTACTAGAGAATATACTGCAAGAATAGTAAATGATGATCCTAATAGTCCAACGTCAACTATAAACAGAGGTAGAGAAATATTATATAGGGAAACCGACCCTAATTTACCAGGATATCCTACTGAAGAAGCTATAGACGAATATGCTAAAAGATTATTAGAGACACTATCGTCTGTAGAATATCAAGTAACTTATACACATGGATATTGTCCAGTAAGAGTTGGTGATGCAGTAAGATTAAATTACAAACGTGCTGGTTTGGAAGGCATAAAAGCAAAAGTAATTTCTCAATCAATAACTTGTGAAAAAAGTTGTTCGGTAAATGAGACAGCTGTATTTACAAAAAAATTATGGAACTAGAAAGGAGGAAGTTATGGCATTATCACAGAATCTTATAGATCAATTTGTAAAAATTGCTAAAAATGATAAGTCTCCAACAGAGACTACTGTAGATGCTACATATGAAAAAATCAATGGTAAAGAGTATGTACGTATTGACGGATCAGAAATATTAACGCCAGTAACGTCTACTGTAGATTGTGAAACTGGTGAACGTGTTAAAGTTATGATAAAAAATCATACTGCAATTGTAACTAATAATATAACTTCTCCTGCTGCTAGATCTAAATCGGTCGAAGATTTGAAAGACGAAGTTGATGAGCAAGGTAATACTATTAAACAATTAGATAATAGCATAGAGCAACAAAATAACTCTATAATTCAAATAGATAATAATATTAAGCAAATTAATAATGATCTTTTACAAGCAAATAATGCTATTAATCAACAAGGAAATATTATTACACAATTAGGTAACGATATCAATCAACAAGGAAACAAAATAGAACAGATTAATAATGATATAGAACAAAAAGGAAATCAAATTACTCAATTAGGTAATACTATAAATCAACAACAAAATACAATAAACCAGATGGGTAATACTATAAATCAACATAATAACGTTATTACTCAACAAGGAAACGTTATTGAACAACACGGCAATACCATTAAGCAACAAGGAAATACAATAGAAGAATATGGAACAAATATACAAACCATTAATTCTGATATAAAAATAATAAATAGTGGATTTGTTATAGAAAATGGTGTTTTAACAGGATTGAGTCAAATAATAATTGACACATTAACTGGCCATAATGCATATATAGATTTTGCTCAGATTGGTATAGCTGATGTTTCTAAATTATTTGCTACTGCCGGTATTATCAAAGATTTAGTAGTAGATAATCAACATATAGTTGGTGAGTTAGTAGGTGTAACAATTAAAGGTGATTTAATAGAAGGTAATACAGTTAAAGCTGATAAACTTGTGGTTTTAGGTAGTGATGGTTTATATTATAAATTAAATGTTACTGCTGAAACTGTGGAATCTGAACAAACAGAACAAAATAGTTTAAATGGTAAAGTTATAGCAGCAAAATCTATAACTGCTAGTAAAGTATCAGTAGAAGACTTAGTTGCTTTTGATGCTACCATAGGTGGTTTCAATATTTCAGAGCATTCTATATATTCTGGTTCAAAAGCAGATATGACAAGCACATTACCTGGTATATATTTAGATGACAGTGGGCAAGTATATTTCGGTAATGCTAACGATTATCTTAAATTCTTTAGAGATGAAAATAATCAATGGAAATTAGATATAGCTGCATCTACAATTAAATTTGGAGCAAATGGCACAACGGTAGAAGCAGCATTTAATCAAGTAAATCAAACAATAGAAGATAATGAAAACGCATTAAAAGCTGTTATGAGATACGAAATATTAGATGGTTATGGTACTTTAACTATAGGAACTGTAAATGAGGAATCACCCATCAATTATTATACACAAATAGATAATGATGAAATACGTTTTATATCTGTAACCAAAGATGCTCAAGGTAATGATGTAACAAATGTTATATCAAAAATGGATAATAAATCATTAGAAATAGATAAAGTAACTGCTAGAAATGAACTTATAATAGGAAACAAATTTCGTTGGAGAAATTTAGTAAATGATGGTATGATATTAGAAAAGATTAATTAGAAAGGAGGGTCATTATGGCAAGTGGAAGTTTTGAATTAAGTGTTAGTGGAAAAATACAAGCTAAAATAACTTGGAGTTCGTCTAGTAATGGCTCTTCTGCTAATAGTTCTACAGTATATGCCGATATTTATGTAAGAAGAACTGATGGTTATACGACTAAAGGACATTCTTGGAGAATGTATCTTAATATCGGTGGTTCTACAACAAGTAAATCATATTATGACGATTCAATAGCAGTAAGTTCGGATTGGGTATGGATGGGCTCACATTCTGCTACAATAGGTCATAACAATGACGGTACAGGATCTGTATATATAAGCGGTGAAATTCAAGGACCTAGCGGAACTGCTGCTGCTGATTGGACATCAAGCGGCGGTCAATGGTGTGGTTTGGATACCATTCCAAGAGCTAGTGATATTGGTACTTTTGGTCATGGCACATATTTAGATCAGGGAATGTCTATAACATATACATCTAAGGCTACATTTACAAATAAGGTAAGAATATCAGTAGT